AGATTGTGGACACTACATCAATCGTAAGCACATGGCGACCCGTTACGATGAACAGAACAACAACGGGCAATGTCGAAGCTGCAATCGTTTTGATGAAGGGAATATTCAAGGGTACCGGAAAGGATTGATCGAAAAAATCGGCATTGAGGCGGTTGAACGGCTTGAAATCAAAAAGTTTAACACCTGCAAAATGTCACAATTTGAGGTTAATTTGCTGACAAAACTATATAAGCAAAAGATTAAATCACTAACTTTGAATCAATGAAACATCCAGTAAAACTAATTCAATTTTCAACCGACAAACCAATTGAGGCCGGTAACATCTATCTCATCCAACAGGGCGATATTAAAAAAGTTGTCTCGAAAGGAAGTCTGGAAAAGATGAATTTGAGCGGTAAATGGGTAATAATTAAGGAATTTAAAGATCAAATACAATGACACCGAAAGAGAAAGCACAAGAGTTGGTTAAAAATTATTGGGATGTTGTTTTTGATTTTGGCCTTTTTGATTATGGTAAAAGTCGGACGGTTAAATGTGCAATTATCATGGTTAAAGAGATCCTTACTAATTTTGAAGGATTACACAAGCCGGAATACTGTGCTTTTGATGCGATCGGAGATAGAAAATTTACTTTTGAAGGCGAATACGAAACACACATGACTGGTTATGACATGGTTGAATATTGGAACGAAGTTTTAAACGAACTAAACAAAATGCAATGAATGAGCCAAAGAATATTTATTTGGATATAAGCAACATTGAAGAAGGGGACAATTATCAGGTTGACGCATATTTAACTCCTGATTACGAAGAAGAATACCTTCGTAGATATCTTTCTATTAACCACTTAAAAAACTGGATAAAGAAAAACTATTCCAATGTCTATTTAGATGAACTTTTAATTTTTATCGAGGAATTATGATCGGCCATTACCGCAAAGCACTTGACAGCCGTATCGCAGCAGGTAAAGTCTATCTCAACAACAAGCAGACTTTAATAACCGGCTATGACGAGAAAGAAGGGTGTGCGGTTGTGATTGTTGAGGGCAAAGAGATAATTTTAACAGAAAATGATAATTTATTGATAAATGGACACGAAAGCAAAAGACCTGATTAAGCAGTATTTCGCCTGTACCTGTGATGAGATGTACAAGAGGCGAGAGTTAACCGATCCTACCTGCTTCATTTGTAATAATGAAGAGGCAATTGAGGACGTTATGACAATCTATGCCAATCAAAAGCTGGTTGAATTTATTAACTGGTACAATGACACTAACAATATCGGTCAGTATATTACAAATAGCCGGATCGGACAATTTAATTTAATCCAAAATGAAACGGATACAGCGAAAGAGGACTAAAGGCTTTAGGCTACCGGAAAATACAATTTGCGTTAATCGTCCGACCAAGTGGGGTAACCCATTGAGGTTAGACGGTGACATGATTATGATCCATGCCGGTTATCGCCGGGCAAATTTAGCTCCGTGGGTATTTTACACATTAGGTGATATTGATGATGTATTACACCTTTACGATCTTATTTTGGACGGTATTCAGTTTGTGAATAAAGATCTTCAATATTGGTCGGATCAGTTCAAAAAGAATGACATCGAAGAGTTGAGAGGTAAGAACGTAGCTTGCTTTTGTAGGTTAGATCAAAAATGTCATGCAGATGTACTACTTAAAAAATTGAACCAATGAGACCAAACAGAGTTGATTGCCAATACTGCAAAAACTTTAAACCGGTAGTTACTAAGGATGACAATCTGATCGGCAAGACACTTGAAAAAGCCAAATGCAAGCTCGGTAAACGAGTTATGTTCAGGATGCCAACAAGTGATTATCATTGGGATACCGGAGGATATTACAGATATTGCAACGAATATAAAAAACCATGAAAACTAAAATACAATACATTCTGTTTTTCACAACTTTATCCGGATTGGTCGGGCTGATCCTGTTTAATGTCTGGAAGTTTGTGAGTGAGATATACGGCCAGTGACTCCGGTTAATTGTCTACGTTCTTATTCATTAACAAAGCATTTTGCTGGTTGTTTCAAACGCTCCTAGCCCTATGCCGCACAGAAAGATTGACAACCGGAAAGACGGCGAAAGAGTGGAAGGCTTTTAAAATTATGATACTGATTGAAAAGGGAACGAGATATAATTACCTGATTGACGAAACCGGAACTATTTACCGGCAATGCAAAAAAGGAATTAAGGAGGTCGAAAAACGCATCGGCCAGCGTGGTTATTGTGAGTTTAAGATGGGAAACAAAACGGTGCTTTATCATCAGATTGTCGCAAAATATCTGGTTCCAAATCCTAAAAACGGTAACATGGTATTTTTCAGGTCAAAGGATTATTTAGATATTCGACCTGAAAACCTTCGCTGGGTGTGGAGCAGACAAGGGCAAACATTAACACCTAATCAGGCTATTCAGCGATCAACAGACAGGGACTTAATCGCATATTATCGAACAGGAAACAAAGAGGTTTTAACCAGTGTACTGCAAAGAGAAACGGCAAAGATCAACAAACAGTACGCCGGATCGGTTTATTTAATGGCTTACAATTATGCTGAACGTGGTTTACTATTTGATATTCAAAAAGATGTAAGATATTTACTTTACGCCCAAATGAAGTATGTGAATAAAAAACGACTTCATACGGTGCAGATTAATGAACGATATTTGTGAGTGAAGTATTTTTTACATAGCTTTGCGTATTATGACAACCGATAAGATCAAACAGGGAATCTATTCGTACGGAGTTTATCCGGCGTTGATATTGTTGCGAGAATTGCAAGATTTAGAAAAATATGAAGATTGTGCAATTTTAAAGAGTGCAATAGATGAGATTTTGCAGGGTAGAGAATATGGACTGACAACCAAAGTTGATGATAAATCACTTAAATCGAACTATAAAAAAATTGTGAACTCAATGAATAATGTTTGGTTAATGAAGAATAACATGCCTTATTACATTGATGAATTTAAGAAGAAGGTTTTAATTTAAAAATCACATGTACGTACTATTTGGATTTATTAAGTAATTTTGTAGTTATGACAGTACCCAAGGACACAAGAGAAAAGCAATTTACTGAGATCCTTTTTAATATTTCAGAGTTTGGTATGTCGTGGAAAAAAGCACTTAAAGGAACGATGTCTTCAAAGGATTTTAACGACATGATTGATTCAGATGAAGAAAAACAAAAGCGTTACGTGCGCGCGTGCGAACAGAGAGCAGACTTTTTGGCTGAAGAGGCTATTGATATTTCCGATTGCATTGGAGACGACACCATCACAACAGAGGACGGTCGGGTAGTTGAGAATCAAAGAGTAATCAACAGAGACCGGTTAAGAGTTGACACTCGCAAATGGCTGTTGGCAAAATTACACCCTAAAAAATACGGCGAAAAAATCAGTCAGGAGTTAACCGGTAAAGACGGGACGGCACTGATACCCAAACAAGAAATAGATTTATCTAAACTTTCAAATGATGACCTCAGAAAGCTTATTAAGCTGCAAACTAAAGCAGGAATTGGCACGCCGTAGCTTCTGGGACTTTTGCAATTATTTAGAGCCTGAATTTTACCGACCAGAACGGGACCATCTTAAAATCCTTTGCGATACACTTGAAAAGTTCTACTACAATCAACTGTTAAAACCAGACGGGAGCCCGTTTCATAAAATAATGATTCGGCTTCCTCCGCAGCACGGGAAACTTTTACCGGCAGATACGCCTATTTTAACGACAATAGGATGGAAAAGCCATGGAGATTTAAAAGTAGGTGATTATGTATTTGGTCAGGATGGGAAACCGAAAGCTGTCTTGGGTAATTCTGGACTGTATTTATGGAATGTAGAAAAAATAACCTTCAATGATGGCATTTCTATTTTAGCATCAAAAGAGCATTTGTGGAATCTTGAAGTTGAATATGATGACCATAAAGGAAGGCGTACTATGATTATGGAAACTCGGGATATATTTAATAAGAGACATAGGCGAAGTCCTTATATAACATGCTCTCCGGCCATTGAAACAGAAGAGATTAATCTTCCGATTGATCCCTATTTATTGGGTTGTTGGCTTGGTGATGGTGATTCAAGAGATCCATATTTAACGTGTTCTATTAGTGATTCAGATCATTTTTCTTCAATCGGAGACGTGATGAACATAAATAAACGTCCAACAATAAAAAGAATAAGACTGAATGGTTTGCGGTCAACATTAAAGGAGAATCAGTTAATTAAAAATAAACACATTCCAATGTGCTATTTATTATCTTCAAAAGAGCAGCGGATGGAGCTATTAAGGGGCTTAATGGACACGGACGGTTGCTGTGACAACAGAGGAAATGCTGAGTTTTGTCAAATGAAAGGAAGATTAGCGGATGATGTTTATACGCTACTAAGAACGCTTGGAATTAAAGCAAGAAAAAATGATTATGATGCAAAACTACATGGTAGGAAGGTTGGAATTAAAACAAGGATAACATTTACTCCAAATAAATCAGACAGCATTTTTAAACTTCAACGAAAGCAGGAAAGAGTAAATAATAAAACGAATAACGATAGGAATGATAAATTTAAATATTTCATTAAAAATATTGAAAGTCACGGTTTAGTAATTGGTAATTGTATTGAGGTTGAGGATAGTATGTATTTAGCTGGAGTTGATTTGATTCCAACACACAACAGTAGGTCACTGGTCAACTTCACTAAATGGGCACTCGGAAAGAATAACGAAGAGCGAATAATAACCGCTTCACACTCAGACGGGCAGGCTTCGGACTTTTCCAGATACACCAGGGACGGGATCAGCGAAGTTAAAAACATTGAATCACAGGTGGTTTATTCCGATGTATTCCCGGGAACAAAGATCAAACAGGGGAACGCTTCATTCCAGAAATGGGCACTGGAAGGCCAGCATTTTAACTATTTGGGTGTAGGCGTCGGCGGTGGGGTGACGGGTAAGGGCGCAACTATTCGCATAATGGATGACCTGATTAAAGATGCCGAAGTAGCTCTTTCAGATAATGCACTGTCAAAAATTTGGGTTTGGTTGTCCGGTACTTTCTCTTCACGTAACGCAGCCATTGGAGGCGATGTAAAGGAGATATTTTGCGCTACTATCTGGGGAGAGCAGGATCCGCAAATGATCTTAGAGACCACTGAGCCTGGCGAATGGTATATCTTGGCTATGCCTATTTACAATGCTGATACAGATCAGATGCTTTGCCCTGACATGATGAGCAAGGAATCATATCTGAAGTTAAAGCACCGGATGGAAGTTGACAGCCGAACAAAAATGATCTTTCAGGCTAATTATCATTGCATTGCTATATCGGATGATGAGACGAAAGTCTTTCCGGTGAGTAGTTTGAAGCGTTATAAGGATTTTCCGGTTGATATGGAATACTTTACTATTGCCTTTGCCGACTGTGCTGATGAAGGGCAAGACAATTTCGCCATGCCTATTGCTCGGGTTTACGGTGACCGGGTGTATGTTTTTGATGCAATATTTGATCAAAGCAACCTCACGATTCAGGAGGGGCAGGTAGTAAGTAAGGTTAAAGAATGCAACATCAATAATTTAGTGATCGAATCAAATAGCTTTGGAGCCTACTTTTCCCGGCGAATGCGTGAATTATTGCCTAATATTGAGATTTTTGCCCAGTTTGCCAAAACGAATAAGATGGGTCGGATACTGGCAAACGCTGGATTGATTAAATTGTACTTCTATTTTCCTGAAAATCCCAATAGCACACTGCAAAGATTCATCCAACAGGTCACCCAATTAATGAAAACCAGCACGAAAAACGATGACGCACCGGATTCTTTGACCGGTATGGTTCAGTACTTAGAGAAATTTAACGGGTTATTCAAGTCTGAATGATTTATTTTTGAAAATAATCTAAATTAATAGCTACATATACGGATATTATATATATATTTGTTGGATAAACCACTTAAAAGCGAAACAATGGAAGTACATTTTATCAAAACATCTGCAAACGGTGATCCTGATGATTTTTTTCAAATAGTAGGAATGGACGTCATCCCGAGAATTGGCGAAACAATTACCTTTGTACCTCAAAAAAGCGACGAAAATAGCTATATGGTTGAAAGTGTTGATTATTCCATAAAGGATAAAGGGCAATATTGGATCAGGATTTGGATAAGACATATAGAGTCATGAAACTTTCAAATATTAAAACCAAAACGGAATTTTTTGAGGTTGCTGATATCTGGTATCAACGAACGATTCGATTAATGGAAATCACCAACGATAGTAATGAGACGTTGGTACGAAAATGCAAGGCAGCCTATTTGTGTATGATAATGTTTGCAAGAATGTCTAAAGTCTCTCAGATTGCTATTCAAATATCACAACCGAAACCACCGGATTATATTGCAAATGGTACGGCAATTTTTGGCGAAGGAATCGAAGAGGTAATCAAAGATCGAACGGGGAAAACGATTGCAACGGCAAAATTAAACTTTAAGAAATGAAAATGATATTTTTAAAAGCAATGGATGACTTCAAGGAAGGAGACGAGCGCAAATTGACCGAGTTTAATTTGAAGTCTGGTCTTTTTGCTTCAATTACTAAAAACAGCGAAGGTTTCAAGATCAAAGAGAAACGGATATATGATTTAGAGAAACAAGGAATAATAAAATTAGTTGTGTTATTTGTGTTTTGTCAACCATTGTCGCACTTATAATCTATTGATTATGAAATACCCAAACATTAAAGCCGCCCACCTCTCCCACACTCAAATTGCTAAAGCGCTTGGGTATGCGAATGTAAAATCATTTAGAACTTCATCGGCTCATCAAAGGCACATGAGAGGGGTTGAGACCGTTTTGGAACTGGGAATTACAAACCAAACTATTCCAGGATTAATGAAAATCGCATTGTCTGGAGGTGGATTTAAACCAGACGGGAAGCCTTGCAAAGTTGACATGATTAAATTACAATTAAACCAAATTAAATGAACAAAACCAGACGCAAAGTAAAATTTTATGAAGGTGACGGCACTCCCTTTAGATCGGTTAAACCAGGCAGAAACGCTCCCTGTCAATGTGGAAGTGGAAAGAAACAGAAGTACTGCTGTGGGGCTGAGTCGAAATTATACCATTCAAAACCACCACCAAAAACAGATTTAGAGAAGATGATAGAAGAAAATCAGCCAGCCGAATAAGCTGGTTTTTTTATGCCTGAAAATAAAAACATGTTAAAAAACATAATTGTAAAACATATTTTTATATATTTGCCTAACTAATTCTTACTTGAATGTCTGAATGGACTTTTCAAAAGCTAGGTGATATTTTCCGCAGACGTACGGATGTAGTCAGGAATCCAGTCAACTACTACAATTATCAATACTTAGTCGATAAACCTGCATGGCTATCTCTTCGCAGTGTTCATGAATATCGCAAGGCAGTTGCTGAAAATCCTGTATTGAATGGATGTATCTCAATTCTTGCAAGTGCGGCGGCAAACGGCAAAAAATACCTGGTTGACCTGAATGGCAAAGAAATTGAGTGGAGTTCACGCCGTACAGGAGTGCAAAATGCACGTAAACTATTTGTTGATAGGCCAAATCCTTTACAGTCGGTTAAGGAGTTCAACCTAGAGAGAATGTTCATGTTTTTTACTTATGGAAACAATTATGTCTATCTGAATAACCCGCTAGAATCATTTGATACGGATATTATGACCGTTCAGACAATGATTAATCTTCCATCTGAATGGGTAACAGTTCAACAGACAGGGAAAATTTACGATCAAATTGACATTAAAGGCATTATTGAGAAATATTCTTTGATTAATTATGACCCTGTTCGGTATTTTCCACCGGATAAAATCATACATTTTAACGATATTAACCTATCGGATGTAGGTAATTCTATTGTCGGTTCATCCCGCTTGGAGTCTCTTCGTTATCCAATTACCAATACTCAACTGGCATTTGAAGCCATGAATGTCATTTTGAAGAGCCGTGGGATGCAAGGGATTATCAAGGCAAACAACAAAGATGCAACCGGCACTCAAATACCCCTGAATGCAGTCGCAAAATCAGAGATTGATAAAACTTTTAAATCAGACTATGGACTTCGTGAAAACCAAAACCAATATCTGATCAGCTATTCAGATATTGACTATATCAAGACAATCATGAACAGCGAAGAGCTCGGAATTTATAAGGAGTTCAGTAATAACGCAATGATTATTTCCAATGGGTTCAATATCCCTACTGAACTTTATAAGACTTACACACAGGGCGCAACATTTGAGAACCAAGTACAGGCAGTTCGCAGGCTCTATCAAGACACGATCATTCCGCTTGTTGAGAATGAAGACCTTTATTTTACAGAAAGACTTCAGATGAGAAAATACGGCTTTGAACTTAAAACTGACTTTTCTCATATCATCTCACTTCAGGAGGCCTTTAAGGAAAAGGCTGTTGCGCTGAGCATGAACGCACGTTCAGCAGAATTGGCATATAATAACAGCATGATTACATGGGATGAATACCGGATACTTTTGGAACTCCCGCCGGTCGGTGAATTATTAGGAGGTAATCTTTATAAATACCAACGCCCTGAAACATTTGCAGCAGATGCAAAGGTATCATTAAGAGAAGTACAAACCACAGATCAAACAATAACGCCATGAAAACAAAATTATCAAAAATAGAAATCGAAGCATTGAGATTAAAGAAACTGGAAAAGTCCAGTAAACTCGTTAAAAAATAAGGCTATGGAAAATCAATTTAACTATGGTGCTAAACAGTTTGGAACTCAAAAAGAGCTGTTTGCTTTTCTGTTTAAGAACAAAAAACAGTTGATCGCACAAAAAAAGGCGGTTACAAAGTTTGCTGATTGCGTTACCTGTGAGCCTGTGATTATGCACGATAAACCAACTAAAACAGAAAAGGCTGATCAGCCAATAGAGGGAGTATTACCCGACACGCTGAGAGTGGGCGTAATCATCAACACTACCAATTTCATGGATTGTCACGACGATGTTCATATACCTGGTCTTTGGTCGAAATCTTTGGCAGAAAACAAAATGATGATGCACGTTCAGGAGCATGAAATGGAATTTGAAAAGATTATCTCAGACGGTAAGAATCTGAAAGCATATACCCGCAATTACACATGGGAGGAACTTGGCTATAAATATCCCGGAGTTACCGAGGGGCTCACGTTTGATTCGATCATCGAACGCAAACGAAATGAGTTCATGCTAAACCAGTACAAAAATGGTTGGGTAAGAAATCACTCGGTCGGGATGCGTTATGTGAAATTTGATTTGGCCATGAATGACGAAGATTGCCCGAATGAATTTGCAGCGTGGAATTTGTATTACCCACAGATAGCCAACAAAGAAAGAGCTGACGAAAAAGGTTATTTCTGGTATGTGATTGAGGCCAAATGTATCGAAGGGTCAGCCGTCCCGATGGGTAGTAACTCAGCCACTCCTACAATGACCGTTGAAGAAATGCCAATTGAAGAAACTAAGAATGAGCCGCCAATTGAGGCACTCCCTATAGAGCCGGAGCAATCCACTCATAAAAGTATTGATTACAATTATTTATTAACCCATTTAAAAAATTAAAAAGATGGATGAGAAAGAATTATTGTTAAAAGAAATTCAGGGACTTATCGCTGATTCACAAAAAGAAAATGTGACAGAGAAAGCACTGAATGACCGTATCGAAGCAATCAACAAGCAGATCGAAGCGAAATTGGACAACGCAGGAATGGCAGCACTAAAAGAAAGTGTTGACAAACTATTGCAAGCCACAGCAGAAAACGCAGCTGCAATTAAGGCCGTCAATGAGACCGCTAAGCCACAAGGCAAAAAAGGAACAGTAAAAACATTCCGTGAAGCTATCGAAGAAGCCCTGATGGAAAAATCCGAAGGGTTGCTGGTAGAGAAAAACGATGACAACGGAAAACGTCTTTCACTGAAAGATTATTTCACCGAAAAAGGCAACAAAACCACTCCGGTTTTCACGTTGAAGGCTGTTGATATGCTCGAAAGCAATATCGTTCAGAGCAACGTTTCCACAGTTCGTTTGACAGAACTTGACCCGAACAGGGTAAGTATCCCGTTGACCATTTACCCGCACGTAATGGAGTGGATGCCTTCAAAAGGTATCACCCGCCCGTACATGAGTGTGTTGGTGGTTTATTCCTATTCTGACGGAGCCGGGACAAAAACCGAAGGCAGCGCACCTGGTCAGTCCAGCTTCTTGCTGAAAACTATCGAGTTCAAAGCGTTCACAATTTCAACCTTTGGAACCTTGTCAGATGAAACATTGGACGACCTTCCAGAAGCAATGGATGAAATTGCCATGGTATTCCCTTCCAAAATCCTGGACAACGTGGACAGTCAAATTTTGGGCGGTGCAGCTGGTGACGACGTTTCTACCCTGAAAGGTCTGGCAGCAGCCACAAAACACACTAATTGGAATGGAACAGCTTATGCCGTAACTATCCCTGGTGCAAATATGATCGACCTGATTGATCTATTGGCATTCCAAGTCAGGAATAACAAATATATTCCTGATGCAGTTATCATGAATCCTGTTGAACGGATCAAATTAGGTCAATTGAAAGACTTGTTCAACAATTCAATCAGTGACCGACGGATCACCTTCGACACACTTGGCCGACCTGTTTTCGTTTCTGGTTTGAGAATTTTTGAATCTACCGGAATCACTGCCGACACGATGTTTGTTGTTGACAGCAAACAACTTCTGATTGGAAAGCGTAAAGATATGACACTTGAAATTGGTTACAATGGTACAGACCTTTCAGAAGGCCAAAAAACCGTCGTGGTTAAAGTTCGTGTAGCTTTTGCCGTACGTGATGCTAATGCTGTGGTTTATTCCGCCGCTGTTGCTGCTGATGCATCTGCACTTGTAAAAGTTTAATCCAATGAAAAAGGGATTAATTTTTATTGTGCTGATTTTTGCAGCAATTATCAGTACAGCAGCAGATAGGAGCTTAACGATTGCACCGGGTTATACCATGCTGAATCGGTTTACCCTGAACGCCAGCGATACTATCACTACGAGCGCAACCGTAACATATTCGATCACGAACCTTCAGAAGTATATGCAACATCAGGTTTTTACCGTTGCATTAACGACTGTTTCAGGTTCACCTTCGGTAACAATTACCGCACAAGGCAGGGTAACATCGACAAGCGCATGGGTAACAATTGGAACCCCTATAACTTGGACAACGACCGGCAATAATGGAAGTATGGCGAGCGTTGACCCTTATAATTACAACTATTTAAGGGTCACATTTGTAGCAAGTGGAGCAACTCAGTTAACCAAAATCACAGGGTTTGAGGTGAAGACCGCCAACGCTTATGACATCCCTGCTAATTCCGGCACGCTGACAATCAGTCGAGCGACAACCGGGGTAGTAACCGTAACTACAAAGGACGACGACGCAAACGCTGCCACTGTTTACCGTGCGGGTGGAACGGGGGCGCTAACTTTAGGCAGCGCAGCAGGGACAACTGCTATTACTTCAAGTGACTGGGCTATCTCAGCTACTGGCGATCAGACAGGCATGGGTGCAGCTACTTTTGATGGATTGGTAACAGCCACGGCAGGGCTTTCATTTGCAACAGGATCGACAGTGTTCTGGGCAAAGGGTGGAGTACCAACAGCGGTAACAACGGGGACGGATGTTGCAGCTTCAGCAGGAGCAAGATGGTGGGTTGAGATAGAAATACCTCACAATGCAACAATAACCGGACTTTCTTACTTAGTTGGGTCTGTGGGTGGTACTGATTCTGTTATGGTTCATCTCTACAATTCAGCAGGTACGCAGGTAGCGACTTCAAAGAAAACAGGCGCAGCTCACGGTGACTTAGTTGGAACTGCAGCGCAACTTCAATCGGTAGCATTCACCGCACCTTATGCGGCTGTTGCAGGTAAATATTTTGCCGCCGTTCAGTTTAACGGTACTACCGCCAAATTTAGGGCTTATCTCATTCCTGGTAGTAAGTTTGTGGCCAATACAGCGGCAGGTACTTACGATACAGCAGTAGCGAGTATAACGCCTGGAAGTACGTTTGTTGCAGACAAAGGGCCAGTAATATCGACATACTGATGGAAGCAATAGTTAGAAATGGTCAGAGAATCAGCGGAAAAGTTGCCGAAATACTCGTAAGGGTAGGTTTGGCAACTCCCGCCGAAGCCAGCGAGGTGGTCGTTAAAAAACCTATTCAGAAAACGCCAGTGAGTGGGTCGTTAAAAAAGAAAGTTAAAAAATAAGTTATGTCATTCATTGATAGCTCATATTTTGTAGGTGAAGCGTTTATACCGAATATTTCGGCGAACACGACAAACATTAACCAGGCAATTACTCAGTATGAAAAAGAAATACTGATTCACCTGCTTGGTTATAAGTTGTATTCGCGTTTGATCGCTGACCTCACGGGAGCGGGAGGCGTTCCGGTTACTCAAATTTACAAGGATCTGGTTAATGGTGCGGAGTTTACACACACCTTCAGGGGTCAATCATTCCTACTGAAATGGGAAGGCCTGCAAAATACTGCAAAACAATCATTGATAGCTTACTATGTTTACTATCAGTATGTCCAACGAGATGTTACACACTTGTCAGGGGTTGGAAATATCAAGACTCCCTCAGGAACAGAACAACGGGCATCATCGGTAAACAAACTTTGCAACGCATGGGAGCGCATGAGGGAACTGTATGGAATTGTACCACCGGAATATAAAAGGTATTTCGGTGGTTATAAACAAATTCAGTCTTTATCGGCTGACCAACTTCCTTATACTTTCAATTGCGACCCATCTGCATATAACTTTCTTTTTGCCAACAAAGCAAATTATCCGGATTGGCGGTTCACACCACAATGGAATATTAACGCATTTGGAATATGAATTTCAAGGATCTATTTAAAACTGTTGTCGATAATGTCAGGTTGGAATACGACCCGACAAACAATCTACGGCCTTACTTTCAGTTTGGTTTGTATGCTGACCTTATCGAAGCATTAAACATTAAGGATAACAACCAGATTGGAAAGTACCCTTTGATTTGGCTGGTTTGGGAAAAGTCCGACAATCAACAGCGATGGATCGACCCTTGTTTGTATTCTATTTCTGTTCGTGTTTTTATTTGCGATCTGGCAGTTCAGGATGACAACACCGATGAACGCTATACAAATGTCTATCCTGCACTTAACTCAATTTTTGACATGTTAAACAAGGAATTGAAATACAGTCCTCAGATGGGTTTTGAAAAGGATTACAGCTACACACTTAACGATCTCCCGGCCTGTCAATTGGATGGCTCTTCTGGTATTCCTGATTTTATTTCAGCTAAAGAAATCAATTTCAAAAATATTTACGTTTATAACACATAAAAAATTATGGCAACATTCAAATACAGCGGTAACGGGGCAAGCAAGGCACTCCTTCAGGACGTGAAAGGCTTGATCATCCTTACTAAGAACACTACCTTATCGGTCGCCAATGCAAAAACACTGGTCGCTGGATGGGGCTCATTGATCAACCCATCGACTACTGCAGCGATTGCGGCAACGTATATCGACATAGCCAGAGGGTTTGAATCAAAGACAAAGGCGGCTGAAATGGTCACCTCTAATACAGGATTTGAGGAAAAGGCGAAAGATTTTCCTCCTCAGTTCATCGCATACGGATATATTTCCTATGCTGATTATCAAACATGGTTTGCAGCGGATGGTCAGGAGTTCGATTTTATTCCTGTTTTGCAGGATGGTAAATTGATTTTTCCGTTAACTTCTGCTGGACTTATGATCGGATTCTGTGGTCGGTTGATCATTACTAATTTCGATCTTCCAAAAGCTGGCGGTGCAGAAAAAGCAAAGTATGCTGAATTTACCGTTTTGTTCGATGACGTGGATCAGATGAAGAACGCCCAGATTGTTACACCGGCATTTACCCGCAAAGAATTGAGCGCACTCGTTCCGGTTGGTTTGAATTTGGAAGTCATTACGGCTTACGAAAGCACTGGAGGTACAGTAGTAGTGAAAGCTACTAATAGAGCCACTGGTTTGCCGTATGTAGGACTTACAACAACAGCCGAATTTGAGATTGTTTCAGTTAGTGGTGACACTGGCGGGGCGGTTACGGTTGTTGGTGCAACATCTGCAAATCTGGGATTATACACCCTTACTGTCCTGAATGGTGCTGCGAAGATGACGAAGCCATTCGAGGTAAGAGGAGTGAAGATTACTGCTGGGGCTGTTGCTTATCTTACTAATGTGATTAATATACCTGTATAATGGCACAGTTCGGCAAAGTAAGCGTAAAGGATGACAATCATTGGGATAAGTGGAGTTGGAAAGACTTTTCAGATTTCTACGACAACTCATTGAAAGGTCACTGCACGGAATCGCTCGAAGAGGTTGCTAAGGCTCTTGGGGTCGTTATTCCCGAAAAAGTCAAACCTGATAAGGTAAAACCAGCCGTTGAGGCTTAAACAAAATAGGTGTTACGAGAGATTGTGGCACCTTTTTTTATTCAAATTAAAACTAAAATGAGCAGAATTATCGACATACAGAAAAAGAGCAATCAGTACATGGCAGCATTCAAAGATAACGTGATCCGTGTGATTGAATCAAATGAGAAAATCATGCTGAACATGAATAAGTCTCAGATGTTAGGCTCTTTTGATGCTATGGACAAGTCGCTGATTCACTCCCGGACTAAGTCGGAATATCTAAGCAAACCCTATGCACGGCGCAAAGGCAAAAGCAAACCCAATCTCTTTGACCGTGGAGATTTTCAGGGCGGTATGTTCATGACTATGCCAACGGAAAAAGATTACATCATAACGTCAGACGATCCTAAAGTAAATTTTCTGATTGGCAACTACGGTTCTATTTTCGGGGTAAGTCCAAAGAACCAACCGAAAGCAAAAGAGGTGAATGATAAATCAATTGTCGAAGATTATTTTAAAAACGTATTCCAATGAGTTACGATTCAATAAATGACACAAAGCTGCATCAATGTAGGGTAGGAACCTTATTGTGTAATGCAGCAGATGAACTAATTAGAAGAAGCGAGATTCATGACGCTTCAAAAATCGAAAGTCCCGAAAAAGAACTATTCGATGAATACACCCCAAAATTGGCGGGGTGCACGTATGGCAGTGATGAATATAAGGAATTTTTAACAGGGTTAAAAGTCGCCTTAGATCATCATTATGCAAACAACTCACATCATCCAGAACACTACGAAAATGGAGTTGATGGGTTTGATTTATTCGATTTGATTGAAATGTTCTTCGATTGGAAGGCCGCAACAGAAAGACACAATGATGGAAATATTTACAAGTCAATCGAAATAAATACTAAGCGATTTAACCTTTCGGATCAGGTCGCTCAGATTTTTAAAAATACTGCAATTAAACAAGGCTATTAAAATGTTAAAACCGCTGCACGAAATAACCCTAAAGGATGTCATTTTACTTGACGCCACAAAGTCTGCAACCGTATTAAAAAAATATTGGTTCATCCCGTTATTTTTATGCAGGAAGGAACTTGAATCGTTGGCAAAACAAATATTTGAATCTATCGGAGGTAAAACTATTGATGATTTACAAGATCAATTTGACAGGCTTACAAGTTATCGGAGGCTGCTAATTTTAGAGGCTCTCTATAAGGCTGTGCAGATCGAATTTGAGTTAAAAGGCAGAGTTACGGCATGGAAGGTACTTTTAGGAAAAGACTTCAAGGAATCCCCACAATTGGAGCAAGTCTTGGCAGAGGTTTTGAAGCATACAGGCATAACAATTGAGACACCTGAAAGCCTGAAAGATTTTGCCGACTACGTTCAGTTTAGAATAGATAAACATGCTGAAATGTTTCCTGAGATTGAAGAGGTAAAAGAAACAACTCCGCTGATTGATGTTTTTTATTCGGTGTTCAACTACATGAATGAGCCGTTCAACGACAAGATGCTACTGATTGCCTTTATCGGAATGAAAAAAATGGCAGAAAGCAGGATTTTAAAACAATCAAATACAGACGAAAATGAGCTTCAGTAACGAAATTGCAGATGTTGAAGGACTAAAAAAAGCCTTTGACGGATTGGATGGATCTTTAAATAAGAATGCAACCGATCTTTTGAAACTCATTAAGGTTTACGAAGACTTGAATAAGGTTACCCAAAATACCGCTCAGACTGCTGAAAATTTAGGCAAAGCGCAAAAAGCAACAGCGGACGCAGCAAAACAGAAAGAGGCTATTGATAAAAATATCATTGCGACAACCGAAAAAGTAAATAAGGTTGAAAAGGATACTATTGAGGTAATGATAAAAAAGAGACTTACCACAGCAGAATCAACAAAAGAAATAACGCTTCAAACTAAGGCTGAATTAGCATCTATTGGAAGCAAGCAAAAACTGATTGCAGAAACAGCTATTTTAGAAAATCAACTCAATAAAGTTAACCTAACCACAAAGGAGGGCGCAAAGGAGGCGGATAGATTAAGGGCACAAATTGACAAAAATAACGTAACGATCAAGGCAAGCTCATCCGCTTTAGGTGCGCAAAAAATCAATATTGGGAATTATGCCAGCGCACTTTCAGGGTTACCTGGTCCGATCGGAGAGGTAGCCGGTGGATTCGAGGGACTGTTGTCTAAAGTTAAAGCATTTGGTCCGTGGGGGGCACTTGTTGCAGGTGGATTACTTGCATTATCAGCTCCGCTTGTTGCATTTTTCACGAAAACAGAGGAGGGCATGGATTTGATGGAGCAAAAAGTGGCAGGGGCTAAAGCTGCTTTTGCTGTTCTTACCGGAGAATTAATAAAGGGCGGTAGGGCTATGGTGGAAATGTTCGATGATCCTAAAGATAAAGTCAGTACATTTTACACAAAAATATTCACCTTTATTAATCCCGCACTGACTGCACTAGGTAAAAGAATGGATTCAGCAAGCACAACAGCCCAAAGTGTTGTAAAAGAGCAACAGAAGTTAGAGGACAAGGAAAATGCAATGATTGTCGTACGGGCGAAGGCAAGCGATCAGATTAAACAAGCGAGGTTAATTTATGCACAGGCAAATTTACCCCTTAATGAAAGAATAACAGCCCTAGCAACAGCACTTGACCTTGAGGGAAAAACGGCAGATGCAGAAATAAAGCATCAGGACGAAGTGGTTGCCCAACTCCAAATAATTAAAGATGAAAAGTTAAAAGTTGGCCAATGGCTAAGAACGGATGAAACGAAGTTGCAACAAGCAATAGCAAAGACAATCGAATTATCTACAGATAGCGCAGGCAGGCAAATAAGGGCAACCAATACCCTTAAAAAAGCAAAAAAAGAACTAATTGACGAAGGGGAGGCTTTAAATAAAGAGGAGGCTGATAATAGGTTGAAGGCTGTTGAGATAGCCAATCAAATCGAAAAGGGCAAAATCAATAAGAAACATATTGACGGTATTTCAGATACTAAACAATATCAGGCAGAACTTATCGCACAAGAAGTAATATTCCTTAACGCAAAACAGGCACTCTACAAACCTGAATCCAAAGAATATCAGGATATTGAATTACAGAAACAGGCCATAACGATTAAGTCACAGGATGATATTCTCAAAGCTATTCAAGATAGGTTCAAACAGCAAAAAGAAATTGAAGAGCAGGGGACTAAAGATCTTCGGGATTTACTTAAAGAGCAAACCACGGCTGAAGAAAAGGCGGCGGATGATGCAATTAAAATTGGCGAAGATTTGATTAAACAAAAGGAGAAACTGGACGAAGACGCAGCAAAAAAAGAAATAGACAGGAAGAAAAAAATCAAAGAGGCCGCAATTGATTTAGCTTTTGCGACAATGAATGCAGTGTTCGATATTAACGCAAACAAATTAAGTGCCGAACTTTCCGACCTTGAAAAGAAAAAAGACAAAGAGTTATCGAATAAGAATTTAACCGAGGCGCAAAAAGCGGCAATCGAAGCCAGTTATCTGAAAAAAGAGAATGCGATTAAAACCAAACAGGCAGAAAACGACAAAAAACAGGCTCTATTTAACATTGCGATGAATACAGCGGTCGCAGCGGTGAAGGGTTTGTCTGAAGGTGGGCCACTTCTTATGGCTATTTACATTGCACTTGGATTAGTTCAGGCAGCTGTTGTAATGTCTAAGCCACTCCCTAAATACGCTAAAGGAACCCAGTCAGCCGAAAGTGCAGGTATCTTTGGAGAGGCCGGAAGGGAGTTAATGTTCCCGGTCGGAGGTGGTGCAATTATGGCAGATAAAGCCACATATTTTGATGGTGATAAGTTCAAGGGAGCTAAGATTTACAGCAATCCGGAAACCGAACGAATGATGTCAATGGTTTCAGATCGGAATATCATATCCAGACCGCAACATGATGATAGGCTATTGAACAAAATGGATGAACTAAAAAAGGCAATCATTCAGAAGCCTATTGCAATCTATGACAAAGATCATCGAATGATAGGGCAAGGCAATAGCCAATATCAGGAAATTTATATGAACCGCTTAATTAACAGAAATTGATATGACATTTCCCGCTGAGATATTATCCCACACGCCTAAAAAGATTCAGTTCGAATTGATGTCAGACACCGATAGGATCATTTGCGACAGTGAGCCAATCAACTGGAAGTCTGGAACACTTGAATTAAAACGAGATTTGGAGGCAGGCGGGGTATTTGTCAACTATCAACAGGATTCTTTGACCTTCGTTGGCAATGGAGCCGTGTTTTTACGGAACCTTTATGATTCCTTCGAACTGACTTCCCGGGCAAAATGCACGTTGATAATTTCGTATTGGAAAGAATTCGATTTGACCACGCCGGCAAACAGTAGACAATATGTTGAGTTCCCTTCACGGTTCGAGATAAATTTTGCCTTCTACGAAACTGTAAAGATAGGCCGTTTCTGGTTTGGGGTCAGGGTTAAGGCAGTAAATAATTCAGTTCAAACCAAACTGGACAACCGGATAGATGTTGACGTAGATATTTCAAAAGTCATAGACGCTAAAATAACCACGATTGGCGGGATTAAGATTGACAGTTACGGAAGTGATGATAATATGCTAAAGAAAGGAATAGACTTTGCAGCAACAAATATCATTTATTTCTCCGAATTGAATTGGTCGCAAATAGGCCACGGTGTTTTATTAGACAGAATCACAGGAACAGCTAGTTATACCGCTATGCCATTATCTAAGGTTGGATTGACAGGAGAATTTCCAGAGATTCAATCAGTAGGGTATCAAACTAGAATTGTAAATATTGCAAACATTACGCCTTTTTTCAAAAGTGCTAAATTTGATTATAACTCAATTGATATTTATTACCATTGGAACACGATTGTAAATCAACGACATATTGGCGATTTTAATTGGAGAATACAAATTGTTGAAATTGATCCTGCTGGCACTATTTATGCAACTCATTACGAAAAGGGATTTGGAGGAATAAATCAATATTATAGCGATGAAGGTACAATTACAATTTCAATTAAAAAGGGAAATGATTTAAAATTCGTCTGTAAAAATCAGGGATATGACAATACCACGGCTTATACAGAAATACAGGATCTGAAGATCACCCAAACAGTTTCACAGTCGCCGGCAATTACGGGTGAAGGATTACCGATCTATGAAACAATAGAGCGGCTTTGTCAACATGATTTAGATGTTCGCTATCCTATTTATTCTGATTTTTTTGGCCGGCAGGATGTACAGTACAGACCAAATGTTTATTATGCGACTGAAAGTGTTGACCGATTCGCTCACGTAATGGGTGGAATGAATCTCAGGGGTGCACTACTCAACAATCCAGATGCACCAATAGTATTGAATTTCAAAAATCTAATGAAATCAATTAAGGCACTTTGGAATGTAGGATATTCACTTGAAACAAACCTTTCGTTATTTGGAGACCCACTCCCCCGAATAAGAATTGAGGAATATGCACACTTTTTCGAGAATGTTAAAATTGATTTTAATCCACCGCTTTCAAGTAGGATCAATAAATATGACATTCAGTCGCAGGTAATGCCGGAACTTGTGCCTGTTGACTTAAAGTCAGGTTTTGAATCATTTGAATATCTCACTGCTAACGGACGTGCAGAGCCGAACACAACAAGCCAGCGAACATCTGCAATGAACACGGCCACAAAATTTGAGGCCATATCATGGTTAAGAGGAGACACGAAAGGGATTTATGATAATATTTCAAATCCTATTGGTGTTAATGGAAGTACAGATACAAAAGGAGACGGTTCTGTATTTATCATCAAATCCCGCAAGCATCTAACGAGCACGGTAAAATGGATTCCAGAAACAGATCAGAGTATTACAGTTCGACATGAATCGAGCCTATTTAAAAATGCTCTTTTAAACCGATATTTCACACCGACACGAATATTGATTCGCCATATAAATAGGATTAAGGCCGGAATGATGAAGTTAAATTCCGATTCAGTTCTCAAATTTCAGGCATCAGATAAATCTAATTCATTGGAAACCTCCACGGATGGTGGAGTAACTTCTCTATTTGAAAATCAGGATTTAATAATTTCGTCACTTGCAAACCCAATTTACAAAGCAATTAAGCACACTGCAATAATGATTTTCACCCGGGCTGACTTAGCCTTGGCGATTGCTTATCCCTACAGATATTGGGATTTTGGAACTGATTTAAAAGGGAACAACGTATCAGGATTTTTATTAAATTTGAAACAACAAAATTTGAGCGACAAAGCGGAAATAACCATAATAGAAAGATTTGTACCATGATTTGGAGTTCAGTTTTAAACAGTATTACTTTTAAAAATGTTCCAACCACGAACACATACCCGACCCGTTGGACAACTTTGCACGCTGATTTTAAGCAGGCAGGATCCTTAATTAAACCTTATAACCAAAAGTTTCAAAAAGATCATGTCGTTTATATCCAATTTGAGAGCGATATAGCCGATTCGATAACTTTGAAGGCTTACAACTCCGTGACCCGTGCAGAGATTGGATCATTTACCGGTGCTTATGCCAAATCATACGGAGTAGTCCCAAATATTCGCTATTATACCAACTTCGTAATAACTTTAGGTTCAAGTTATTATGAAAAGCAGGTTTATTTTGTAGCGACACAGGGATCGAATGTTTTGACCAGTGAACCAATATTCACGACCTACTTGACTTATCTGCTCCAAAGAGGTGTGATGAAATACATTAAAGTCACAAACCTCGACAGAATAGAATCTGATTTAGATAACCGGTTTATTGACTGGTCGGCTTTGACTTCAACAGGTAACTATATTGATTGGTTCGTAGAGGCTTCGGAGATTGACCTGAACAATAAAGATGAGTCTGAAATTTTGGAAGGGTCGCAAAGCAAAACAATCCTTTCAGCCTCTAACTATCTTGGTGTCGTTTTGGGAGTTGGAAATGTACCTCACTACATGGTTGACCGGATGAGCAATGCCAGCAATTTGGATATTTTTATGGTCAATAATGTTCAGTATATTAAGGACGGCGGGGTCGATACTCCGAAATTTGGCGGATCAACTTCATTCCAAATGACTATGAAGCTAACTCAAAAATTAGCAATCGGTATCAATGTTGATAATATTGGTATCACAGAGGGATCGGTAACGCCTCCAATTTCAGGCACTCCGATGTATGTCGGTTCAGTTACTTCAGCCGCACCTAATGAGACAGAGGTTAAAACTATTTCGTCAGTAGCAGCCTCGAAAGTCAATCAAACGAAAGTCTACACCATCACAGATGCAAGGTTCTGTTTTGCTTATCCTACCAGTTTCGGGGCGTTGAGTTCAATACTCGACAATGCCGGAGATGAGATAATTTCAGGTTTCAATATCACTTATCTTAATTTCACAATCGGAGCGGCAACTATTAATTTCACTATTTGCACTTTGAAAAATTTAACCTCTGTAACGAGTTATTCGGTGCAGTACAAATGGTAACGACATGGCAACAGGCACAGTTAGGGTAATAGGTAACATAATGGCAACACAAAGGCCGTTAGATGAACATTATTTGAACGAAGGGGCTGCATGGGCAACCACAACAGCTGCATTAGCCGGTATTCCGCTAGGTTCACGCTCTCCAGGGAAGCAGGTCAATATTGCAGGGGTACTATACTGGTTTGATGTTGGGCTAACTACCCTTTCAACTGTTTTCGCCGCCGCTCTTCCGATAGCATCTCAGGTAACTATTGTTGACGCAGCGGCAATTTATACAGCCACACAGGTAGAGGCTGCGCTGGCCGAGGTTATGACCGCTCACAATGCTTTAGCTACAACCGTGGCAGGATTTGGCACAGGAACAAATCAAACTTCTTTTACTATTTTATTACCAGCATCATCGACTATTGCCGGAAGACTGGCAGGAGTTGTAACAAAACCAACTGGCTGGACATTGGCAGCAAGTTCAACCGTTAATCTTTTGGTTACACATACAGTAACCGGAAGGAAAGTATCGAGTATTAATGTTTGGGAAATTGACGGGACAAACGAACGCTTATTACAGCCGTTTTCGTCTGCTTATTCAGGCTGTTTGGTTAACGCATTAACCTGTTTGATCGAAGGGCTTGCACCGACTGCATTAGCGATAAGAATAGAAATAATCATTCCATGAGTGTAGCGACTAAATACAACCCTTCTGTAGCTTGGAGAACCCTTGCAAGTCAGGTATTCCAACTGATACGGGAAACGGTTAACGATCCCGCAACGTATCGAATGACTGTAGCTGCTATTGACTCAAACAACCCGGGAGCCGGAACAAAAGCAATTGGCTATTACCTGGTTGATTTTTTGGGAGTGCCTTATTTGATTATCGGTACTACTTCCACAACGGTTGATGTTCAGGATGATTTTCGGGTCGGTCGATGTCCAACATCCGGCAAAATGGCAGTGATTTACAAAGCAGTTTACAATGGTAGGGCTTTGTATCTTGGACAAGTTGATTTTCAACATTTGCACCCGCTGGCTTTCAATAATTACCATCGCTTTGAAATTGCCCTAACTTGGGCAAACGATCCAAACGCTAAAAAAGTACCGTTCACGTCTCTTGATGTCCCGATCATTTCAAACTATCAAACAACGCAAACAGACCCCGAAGATGCAGCAAAAACGATAAATTATGCAGAACTTTACAATGAAGACCCTTGTGTTCGGTGTATTATTGTCGTTGACGCAAATACAGAATACCAGCTTCAGCAAATGCCACAGTTTACAAAGGTCGCCGGATTGATAAATACAGTTTTTTTTACTCCAGGGTTTACATGTTCAGGCAGATTAATAATATCCAAAGGATGAAAAAGCTACTCATAATTTTGATCACCTTCCTGATGTCAGGAATTTGTTTTGCTCAATTTACAAAACCGTCAGGGGTTACGCCGATTACTGGCTATACATTTTTTTACAACCCAGCCGATAGTACAATGACCGTTTGCTGGGGCAACCCGCAAAAATGTAATACTTTCGTTCAGCATTTTGACACCACGAAATTAGCCGGATGGGTAAATAACAGGAAATTACTGAGCTATAAGCAAATAAAAGATACTTTGTCTAAGTCTGGTTATGCAACTAATTACCGGCTATTGCACAAGATCGACAGCATAATGGGTTTGGTTAAATATCGCAATGACAGCATTGCGAATTCGGGGTACTTCACAAATTATAAAGCATTAAGCAAGGAAGATAAGATCACGGCTTATGAGCAGACAATCACAAATGGTGTGGCCGTATACACGGTTCCTTTTATTCTGAAATCCACAGCAATGGTGATTTATAACTATCAAATATTGCGTAACACCCTTTGGACAGGGGTAGGTACAAATACATTGACTCTATATATTGACCCTCGGACATACGATTATTTAAAAATTCAAAATTAAAGTATCATGAAAAAGATTTATTTATTGTTTTTTTTATTGGCAATTTTTGTCAACTCTTTCGGGCAGGCAACACCTACAACTAACATGAGGATTGCCACGGCTACAACGGCCTTCGGGGTTAATATTCCTGTGGGTTTTACTATTTATGATGTTGGGGCTAACAAATACTATGTCTGTAAGGCCGCAACAATTTCAACGGGAACCCTAACTGCCAACGCTGCTAATTTTCAGGAAATATTAACTACTGTTCTGGCAGACGGGAAAGTCATCATTGGTAATTCTTCCGGTGTTGCTGCTCCCGTTTCTGTTACAGGTGATATGACCATCACAAATGCAGGAGTAACTACCGTAGCGAATGCTGCTGGCAACATGCGAGTCAATGGGACGTTAAAAATTGTAGGTACAGCCGATGATGCCGCTCCTGATTCGATCCTTACAGTGGCTGCGGGTATCTTTAAACGGTCTGCTACTTCATTATTTCAGATGGCATCTGCGGTTAAGACGGCTATAGTTGAGGAAATGGAAGTAGCTAATGCCGATAGTGCATCCGTTGGTAGGTATTACTATACCCTAGC